AAAAAGAAGAAGAAAACTAAATAATGTTGTATGATTTTATTTCTATGTATATTATAGTATGCTTTCAAAATATATATCATTACCAGTGTTTTTAGTTAGTTTTGCAATTGGATTATTTTGTGTATATGCAGTTGGTCCAGAATTTAAAACAGTTTATGTTTATCCAAATCCAGATAACTATGAAACATATTTATTTAAAGATAACTCTGGTCAATGCTTTAAAATAAAACCAATTGAAACAGAATGTGGGCTTTTTACAAAATCATATCCAGTGCAAAACTAACATTAAATTAAACCTAACAAATGAAAGTAATTATATTGACAATTTATATATTATATTTATAATATATAAAACATGTATTTAGATAAATTTGTTAGTAGTAATACAGGTAAATATTTGATGTCAATAATTCTTGGAATTGGTTTAGCTACTTTTTTTAGGGCTGTTTGCAAAGGCAGTCGATGTAAAATTATTAGAGCACCTCCATTAGAAGAAATTGACGATGAAGTTTATAAATACAATGATAAATGCTATAAATTAGAAAAAATAGCAACAAAATGTGACACGTCTAAAAGAATAATTACTTTTAGTTAATAATAACATATAGAATGTAAACTATTCTATAAATTTATAAACATATCATATTTTTTGCGTAGAAAACATTAAACAATGAATATTTAGTAATAATAATTATGGCAGAAATTAATAGCACAAGTATTCACGATTTACCAACGGACCCCATTGGAGGCGGTAGCATTGGAGGAAATGTATCTTTAATGGCACAAGAACCACTACAACAAGGAATGCAAATTCCTCAAAATATAAATAATCAAATGTCTTTAGACCAAACTACTATTAGTCAAATTGTAAATGGACTTCAGCAAGCAAGTTTAGCTGGAGCTACTTCGTTGCCAAGCAGAGATATTCCTATGAACACTGATGATATTATAAAAGATGAACAAGTTCAACCAAATTATATTCCACAACCATCAGTTAAGGATTATATTAATGAAGACGACGATTATAATAATTATGTTAAAAAAGAACAATTTGATAATTCTTTAGATAAATTTTACGATGAATTCCAAACACCATTATTATTGGCATTATTGTATTTTATATTTCAGTTACCAATATTTAAGAAAGTGTTATATCAATATATACCTTTTCTATTTTTTAAAGATGGAAATTATAATATTAATGGGTTATTGTTTACAAGCTGTTTCTATGCATTCATATATTATTCAGTGTCAAAATCAGTAAAACATTTTAGTAAATTTTAATTGAAACTTTGCAATGCAAATTATATCTAATGTTATTATAATGTTAAATATAATTTCTGAGATAAATCAAACCCAAGCAGATTTAATTAAATCTTTTGCTATTTTTTATTTGTTATTACTTGGTAATTATATTGGAAGTAGCATTTTTACTTGTTATCAAGAAACATTAATTAAAACCCACAAAGCACTACAACTTACTTTTGCATTTTTCTTATTCTATTTCTTGGTTACAATTGTATCAGATACAGGAAATTTAGAATATGTTCCTCCAATAGAAAAATTAATTTATTCAGTATTTTATTTCATGTTATTTTTATTGGTAATGCGTTTAGATATTAGAATATCTGGTATAGTATTAGTATTGATTTTTATTATTTACTTCTTAGAACTTAATAAGGATTTTTATATAGATAAAGGGAAACAAATAAATGACCCTTTAGACCAAGAAATATACAATGACAATAGTTATTGGTTTACATTAAATTGGCCAGTAAAAATAAGAATAAAACGCGTTTCACAATATGACTTTAAACTAATTAATCAAATAGAAACATTCATATATTATATTATTTTATTTTTGTTAGTTATAGGGTTTATAGCATATGGAGGAGAAATAAAAGAAATAGTGCGTTCTAAAAAAGGCATTACATGGTTTGATGTTATTTCTGATACACAAATATGTAAAATGAATATTCAAAGAAAATCATTTAAACATTACTTTCTAAAGGGTTTAGGCGTTTCTTTCTAAAGATTGGACAATATAAACTTAAAGATTAAATAATATATTATTTATACAAAAATAAATAATATATGTCTGGAATACCATTATCAACAAATTTAAGATTAATGCAAAATAATATTATTAATATGACATTATTTGATAATTTAAAAACAGGAAACAATATTATTGATGGAATAGTAACAACAATTATACTTACAATTATTACATATATGTTTCAATTTATTAATGAAATAATAAGTGATAATTCTAAAAATATTTTTGGATTATTTAATAATTTATATACTATATTTTATAATACTGAATACAGCATTGAATTCGAATGTTTAACATCTACATCTGTAAATCTTTATAATTCAGGAATAAATCATACAGGAATATTTAGTGATAAAACCAAAGCGTTATTAGAGCATATAATGATAAATAATGACAATAATACAATTACGAGCATTAAAGAATGTAAGGCAAATGAAAGTGTTTATCGTCAAGATTGTGATAGAACATCTAGAGGAAGAAATTTAAGTATGTTTATAGTTTGCCAAAAATCAAAATTTCTAGTTGATAATAAAAGAAAAATATATGCAATAACAACTTTTAATAGTGAAGTAAATGAGTCTAATGATAAAAATAAATCATCTTCAAATATTGAGAAAATAATTATAAGGTTATTTTCATATAAATCTAATGTAAAATCTATAAGTGAATTTGTAGATGAAATTACTTTAAAATATTTGATGAATTTAGAATCAAATCGAAGTAATAAAAAATTTATATATACATTGGTTAATCCACCAACTCTTAAAAATGAAGATGATAATAATATCAATAATTGTTGGGATGAAGTAATATTTTCTAGTACAAGGCATTTTTCAAATATATTTTTTGATGAAAAAGAAAAACTTTTAGAAAAAGTTAAATTTTTTATTGAAAATAAAGAATGGTATTCAGAACTGGGAATTCCATATTCACTTGGCATTGGACTTCATGGTCCACCGGGTACAGGAAAAACGTCCATAATAAAGGCTATTGCAAATTATACTAATCGTCATATTATAATAATTTCCTTAAAGTTAATAAAAACAAAACAACAATTAGAAAAGGTATTTTTTGAAAATAGATATAATACAAATAATTGCCAACATAGCATTACATTTAATAATAAAATTATTGTCTTTGAAGACATAGATTGTATTGGTGATATTGTCTTAAAACGAGAAAATAAAATGTCATATGAAATATTGCATCAAACTCAAGATCAAGAACAAAATCAAACTAACAAAAAGATTTTACATAGCATTTCAACAAATCCAGCAAATGCAACAAATGTAAATGTAAGTTCATTAATTGAATCTATAGCAACAACATGTTCAATGCATGTAAATGAAAATAATATAACATTAGATGATATTTTAAATTTATGGGATGGAATAAGAGAAACACCAGGACGTATTATGTTTATTTCTTCAAATCATTATAATAAATTAGATGATGCTTTAATTAGACCAGGACGTATTGATATTACTTTGGAACTTTCGTACGCGTCCCTACAAATAATTGAAGAAATGTATAATCATTTGTTTAAAAAAAATATTGATATTAATGAATTAAATAAAATAAATGATAAATTTTATACACCTGCAGAAATTATTAATATTTATATTAATGAACAGCAAAATTCAGAGAAATTTATTAAAAGATTACAAATGAATGCACATGTTTAGAAAAAAATGCCTTTACTTTTTTTGGTTTTATTTTTATTTTTATCTTTTCGTACGTTCTTTGTTTTATTTGATTTATTTTGTTGTGTTTTATTTTTATCTGTTGGTCTATAACGCAAAAACCATTCCTCATATTCTTTACTATTTGTATTTTCCTTTAATTCTGTATATTTTTCTGCTTTTTCTGCACGCATTTCTTCTATTGTCTCTTGATGTCCTACACATTCTAAACTAAAACGTTTTAATAATCCTTTCTGAGCTAATCTATTTTTTTCTTGTACCTCAAATAAATAATTTGACATACATAAAATTCGGTCTTTATCATAATATGGTCTGTCAGCATATAAGAATGCTAAGTAAAATGACAACATAGTATCAATGGTTGCTATTTTTAATTCATAACCATGTTCTTTAATTACGTTATAACTATGGCAAGCCAATGGTTGATAAATAAACGCAACAGTATCATTTTTAACTTTAATTTCGTAATGTGGTGCAATAATTTCACCAACTCCTGGTCTTTGAATTATTTTAACATCTTTAACTCCAATATCTGATAAACGCTCTTTTACAATTTCTGCAGCAATTAATGGTTCTTCTGTTAACACATCAAAATCAGGTATCTTTTTCAACCTCTTTTGTAAATTTTTAGGCATGTAATGTGAATATAAAGATAATGCGTATCCCCCAAAAAATATTACACCTTGGTCTATTAATGTTTTTTGAATATTATCATATATTCTATCTGATTCTTCTTCATTTGTATCAGACATTGCACGTTGAAAATTTACCTTAAAACAATTAGAATCGTTTAAAGGGTAATTTTTATTTAAAAGCGTTAATCGTTTCAAAACCTTTTCCCATCTTGAAACATCACCTGCTGGTCTAGAAAGTTCCAAATACATTCCCATACGAAGTAAATTAGGGGGTGCGTATAAAATGCCACCAACACGAACAGCATCTTTCCTAATAGAATTAAATAACACTTTTGGTAAATATGTAATGTCAGCAATAGGAATAAAATTAACAAACACTTTGTATGTACCATGATGTTGGCCAGATTTTCCTTCAACTTCAACAAATCCTTCTTTAACATATAAATCAACTAACTCTTTTGCGTCATGTAAAGCATTTGGGCTATAAAAATCGTAGTCAGGAATTTCTACATCCTTATTGTAAAATTGGTCATGCTTTGGCAATAATGCATTAATTGCAGTTCCTCCATATGCTACAACACCTTTTATCCTCATAAAATTTTCTAAAATACTTATAATGCGCTTAATATCAGGGGAATTTACAATTTTCTCTCCTTGCATTTCTTCAGATTTATCAACTGCTTGACGCAAAATAGCTAATTCACAATCATTAAATGTTAGATTGCTACATATTCCTTTATTTTTATTTTTGTCTTCATGTTTATTTTTGTCTTCATGTTTATTTTTGTCATTCTTCATTTATTTTATATATTATATTCATAAAATAATATATAACCCCTTCAACATTTACAACCTCCTATAGTATTATATTTTTACAATAATAAATGTTTTTATTAAAATAAATTTTTATTTATTGAAGTTGGCAATCCATGTCCATATAAAATCATATAAACCAATATTAAAGCCGCCAATAAAATACTTCTATTTTCAGCAACAATTTGTTTTTGACCAAGTACAAAAATCATAAAAAGATATAATACAATACCAATTACTACGGAATGTAACAACATCATTAATCCAGATTCCATTATATATATATTATACTAGTTAGAAAAAAAATATTTTAGTTGGCTAAAGTTATACATATGTAAATATGTAAATATGTAAATATGTAAAAATAATATTACTACTAAATATCAAATTTATAAAAGTCTGATTGTACTTTTCTGGAAGCATAAGATAATTGTGGATTTTGAGGTGCAGGCAATTCAATTTCAACGGGCTTATAACGTAAGTTCTCTGGTTTTAAAACAAATGCACAATTTGCTTCATCAAAAAATATATCATTTTCTTCTATACTTATATCAATTTCTTGATAACGCATTGCCAACATTTGACATCCCATTTCACGCATTAAAACAGAACTTGGGTTTGCTGGATTCGAACCTTTATCAGGCATTCCTATTGTCATATTTAACTTATTATATTCTATAAGTTCATTCATATCTGGAGTGTAAGCAATGTCATAATAATTTAATGCACGCATGAAGACAGAATTACTTGTCATATTCACATATTCATAAAATTCTTGTGACTCCATAAAGGAATTATTGTTTTTATCAACAATAATAACAACTTTACCCATTAATTCAGGCAATTTAACATTTCCCAGATTTTTACCTTGATATTCATAACTGTATTCTTTTCCTAAAAGAATATTAGAATAACTTTCTAAAATCTTTGCCATATTTTTATACATGTTTTGGTTTGAACTTTTAAATCGTAAATGTAAAATGATTGGGTCACGAGGGTTAGGGGCAGTAGATTGAGCAAATGCATAATTATTTAGCATTTGCATTATATCTGAAAATTTAATATAATTAAATGTTTCCTTAATAAAATAACTATCACCAACAGATGTAGCTACTGCTGGCATATCGTCGTCTACTGAAAATATTTCAAAATCTAAACCTCTAACACCTTGTTTAAGAATATTTGTTAAAATACATGTATCAACATAGTCATTTTTATAATCTCCACCACTGCAAGCATTATAAGCAGATTTAATATAATAATCTTTGAAAGTATATTGAAAATTAGGGACGTGGGGTCTAATAGACATGATTTTTCCATTTAAATCCCCATATAATTCAGTCATATTATTGCATTCATTTTTTTGTAAATTTCTGTAATAAATTGCATAATATATGGTAACAGCTAATACAAGCAAAATCAAAATACTTATAACAAATGTTGAAGATGATGATTTCATTTGATTAAGTGTTTGTGTAATAGTATTATCAGACATATTTATAATATATAAATAAAATTTATTTGTATTAAAGTTTATTTGTATTAAAGTTTATTTGTATTAAAGTTTATTTGTATTAAAGTTTATTTGTATTAAAGTTTATTTGTATGTATATAAATAATATTTGTTTGTAATTATTAGTTAAAAAAATAATACAATCTATATATAACTATGGCTGGTGGATTACTTAATCTTGTCTCACAAGGACAACAAAACATTGTTCTAAATGGAAATCCAACAAAATCATTCTTTAAATCTACTTATCATCAATATACAAATTTTGGTTTACAACAATTTCGGGTTGATTTTGAAGGAGCAAAAACGTTGCGTTTATCAGAAGAGTCTACGTTTACATTTAAAATGCCGCGCTATGCTGATTTATTAATGGACTGTTATTTGTCTGTTGCATTACCCAATATATGGAGTCCTATTTTACCTCCACAGCAAATTACACCTGATACTACTGCACAAGGACTAGGCAATATTGAACAATGGGCTCCTTATGAATTCAAATGGATTGAAAATATTGGTGCAAAAATGATATCAAAAATATCTATTACATGTGGAAATTATACTCTTCAAGAATATTCAGGAGATTATTTATTGGCTTCTATGCAACGGGATTTTTCAAATACTAAAAAAGACCTATTTAATTCCATGATTGGTCAAATACCTGAATTAATTGACCCTTCTAATGCGAATGGTCGTGTAAATTCATATCCAAACGTCTATTATACACCTGATTTAGCAGGACCTGAGCCATCCATTAATGGACGTATATTATATATTCCATTAAACAATTGGTTTTCATTAAAAACCCAAATGGCATTTCCTTTAGTATCATTACAATATAATGAACTACATATAAATATTACATTAAGGCCAATTAATCAGTTATGCGTTATTCGTGATGTATTTGATGCAACAAATAATTATCCATATATTGCTCCTAATTTTAATCAATGGTATCAGCAATTTTACAGATTTTTACAACCACCCCCTGATGTATGCATTGGAATTGATTCTTATTATGACCAACGTACATTATGGAATGCAGATATTCATTTAAATTGTACATATTGTTTCTTAGCAAATGAAGAACAATTATTATTTGCTTCATATGAACAAAAATATTTATTTAAACAAGTAAGAGAACAAGTATTTATGAATGTGACTGGTCCAAATAAAATAGAATTGGATTCACTTGGTATGGTTTCCAGTTGGTTATTTTATTTACAACGTAGTGATGCTAATTTACGCAATGAATGGTCTAATTACACAAATTGGCCTTATAATTATTTACCAATTAATGCAATGCAAGCTCCAACATCTGGAACATATTTGGTTTATAGAAGTGGCCCTTCTGGATTAGAAGCTATTCAAATTGGTCCTGGTGTTAATCCTGATGGAACATTAACTGGATTATTGATAACTCAACCATATAATCCTCAAAACCAAAAATATATATTAGTTGCATTGGGTATATTATTTGACGGTTCATATAGAGAAAATATACAGCCTGCTGGTGTTTTCGATTTTATTGAAAAATATGTTAGAACAACTGGAAATGCACCACAAGGATTATATTGTTATAACTTTTGTGTGCATTCAAATAATGGAGATTTGCAGCCATCTGGAGCACAAAATATGAGCATATTTTCACAAATAGAATTAGAATTCACCACTATTATACCTCCTTTGGACCCTTTAGCGCAAAGTTTGACTATTTGCGACCCAGAAACAGGTACAGTTATAGGAATTAATAAACCCACATGGAGAATATATGATTATAATTTTAATTTACATTTGTTTGAAGAGCGTATCAATGTTATTAATTTTATTGGAGGAAATGTAGGCCTTATGTATGCAACATAAAATTATATTTATTTAAGTTCAAAAATATAGTATTTAATTTTGAACTTAAAGAGGAATATATTTGTTAGTTTGATTTTGAAATAGGAATAGGAATTGGATGTGTTTTGTTTGTTTTACTGACATTGTTTTTATTATTTTTATTGATATTTGTTTCATCATTAAAATAACCTAATGAGCCATAATTAATGGCTTGAGTTTTGTTAGTTTGGTTCAATAAAAACTCTTTCATTTTATAATAAAAATCTATAACTTCTTGTATATTTTCATTTGTATCTTTATTTTGTTCTTCATAATCTATACATTCTTTGTCTACTTCAGCCTCTATACCCGCAACAACAATGCCAGGTCCCATGGCACCAATCAAAAGGGAAATCTTGTTCGCAGCTATTAATACTGTTGCTGTTGCTAAATCCAGAAGAAAATGAAGTAAAAGAGACAGAGTTATTTGACATTATATATTTAATTTAGATTTTATTTTATTCAAAATATTTTTATGTTATTGAATAAAATATATTTTATTTTATTTTATTTTACATGTTAGTTGGTATATTTCCTGGCAATGGAGTTGTCTCATAAAATAATCCTGTTATTGATAAATGTGTTGGATATACTGGTTTTATAGTTTTATCAAAAGAACTTAGTGGTGGATTACTTTCTTGGCGTTTATTATATAATTCTATTCCTTTATTAAAACTTTTTTTCCATGTATCAAGCCCGCTATATGGATTACCTACTTCTGTATTATATGACCCTGGATATGCTTCTTCAAAGTCACTTATATGACCATTATAACCTGTTGTTAAATTACTATAATTTAAACCCTGGGAACCTGTTAGTTTTCCAGATGCTTCAGATGATAATGCATGTAAGTTATAAATGGTATTAGGACTTGTTTGAAAATGTGGTCTACAACCTTTACAGTCAATATCGGCAATACATTGGTCTCCTGTTTTTACGCATTTTCCTGTTGGTCCGCAAAAATTGCTACAACTAATAGGGTCATTTATAGGTAAATTAACTGTATGGCTATATTCTGGAGAATTAATATCGATATTTGAATTAAAATTTGAAAAAAAAGGTTCCTTATTATTACAATTGCAACCCACTTTATATTTTACAATATTATTAGACATTTCAAAAACAACATAAACTAACAAAATAGAAAAAATTAAATATATTATTATGTATGGGTCCATATATTATTTAATTATAAAAAATTTAATATATATTTATTATAGTTAATGACAGATTCAGAAGTAGAACAAGAAGAAAAAGCAAAACCTTATTGGGCTAATTTCGGAATTGGCATATCAGGAAGTATTGGATTTATTATCTTTATTATGGTAATATCATCTTTAGTTATGTACACTATTAAACTAGGAGCATCTAATATATTACCAATAGATATAAAATACGATAATATTAAAACACAAGTTCCTAAAAAAGTAGATGCCAATATATTAAGAGAATTTTCTTATCATGGGTTAAATATTTTTAATCCTGTAAATACAACATCACAAAAGTTAGTATTTAATAATACTAACAAATCGTTTTCTAATATTTCTACATGGATTGGACCTGGATTTTTTGGAAGACTTATCAACAAAATGTTTTCATATAATAATTTACTATTAAATAGCATTGGAACATTCTTAAACGGATGGAATGAATCTATTCTTATCTTATTATCTGGCCTATTTTATCCAATTATTTTTATAATATATTTTATATTTAATTGGATTTTCTTATTTATTGATCAATTTTCTGAATTTGCAATCACATTAAGTGAACTTTTTTGGATACCACCTGCATTTTGTTATTTAATTGAATTTTGTATTTGCATACCTTTAATTGTTATTTTTTCAATAATAGCTTCAACTATATCATTATTTACAGTTTTATATAGTTTAATTATTGTTCCTTTTGGGTTTACATCATATAATATTCAAGGAGATACCAAAGATAATAGTTTTATAAAGTTCTTTATAGATTTTTTTAAATACAAAACTGTATTTATGACATTATTATTTATTTTTCTTACCATTTCAAATGTTATAACTAACCTTGGCTTAATATATGCATTATTATTTATATTTATAACTTTCATAAGTATAATAGTTTTTAATATATTACAAACAAATATTAATCTAGATGATGATAGTCAAACAAACGGATTATTACCAACTGGAATATTATTCAGTTTAACTGGAGGAAAAAAATTGCATATTGTATAAATAATAAACTAAATAATAAACTAAATAATAAACTAAATAATAAACTAAATAATAAACTAAATAATAAACTAAATATATTACTAAAATTATATATTAAATAAAATTATATATATTTTATTTAATGAGAAACCAAAAAAATTTACCATTTGTTAGTTTATGCACGCCAACGTTTAATAGAAGACCTTTCATTCCTTATGCAATCAAATGTTTTTTACAACAAGATTACCCAAAAGAAAACATTGAATGGATTATTATAGATGATGGAACTGACAAGGTTGAAGATTTATTTATTGATGTACCTTGTGTCCAGTATTTTTTTAGTGAAGAGAAAATGTTACTTGGAAAAAAACGAAACTTTATGCATAGCAAATGTAGTGGAGACATAATTGTATATATGGATGATGATGATTACTATCCACCAACAAGGATTTCACATGCAGTGCAAACGCTTTTAAATAACCCTAAATATTTAATTGCTGGCTCATCTGAAATGTATATATATTTTGATTCATGTAATCTCGTATATCAATGTGGACCATATAAAGATAATCATTCCACTGCTGCAACATTTGCATTTAAAAAAGAATTATTAAAACAAACTAAATTTGCAGACAATGATTCTATGTCAGAAGAAGCTAAGTTTTTAAAAGGTTATACTATACCTTTAATACAATTGGACCCAATTCAAACCATTTTAGTTTTTTCTCATAATCATAATTCATTAAACAAAGAAAAATTATTAGAAAACCCAGAACAATTTAAAATGAAACCATCGTTGCATTGCGTAAATGATTTTATTAAAGACCCAGAATTAGAACAATTTTATAAATATGACATGAATTCTTTGTTGCAACATTATGAACCTGGACGACCAGAAAACAAACCAATTATTTTGGCTGATATTAAAAAAGCAGAAGAAAATCGAGAAAAAAAATTAAAAGACATAGCTGAAAGACAGAAGATTCTTGATAGTTTTAAAACTATTGGAAATGGAACTATAAATAGCGATATTTCAGAAATGAAAAAATCATATGAAAAGAAAATAGAAGACAAAAATTTTCTGATAACTGAACTACTTAAAAAGGTGAAATTTTTAACCGAAGAAAATAATTTACTTAAAAATAAACTATAATAAATGACTTAAAGACATTATATATTATAATGTATATACATAATACAAATGTACGAAGACGACCGTTTTAACCCTGCCTACAATGTCGATGTTAATGAATTAGATGAAATTGATAAAAAGAGGTCAGCTGATAAACTTTTAAGAGAATCTGATATGAATTATGTCCGTTGTAGAAAGTCTGTTACGAAGGAAATTACCAAGAAAAATGGAGAAGTCATTAAAGTTTTAAAACCCATTTATTATGATTTGTATGGCAGTGGTGATATTGGACATCACATTCGTCATGCAATTACTGGGTTTAGAACACCTCATATAATTGGTTCGAAAGATGAAGATTTATACTTTGTAGCATCAGATGCAAGAGGTTTAACTAAAACACGACAACCTTTGATTCTTTTCTTTGATTCTCCTGAACAATATGAAAAGCATTGTCATGTAACTGTATCTGAAAGAGTTAAGCATGCATGGCAACAGAAAAATATGGCTGCATTGAAAGATTAAATTTAATTTGTTTAATATTTATTGAATAATTTTTTATTTACTATACTACTTTTATATTTTACTATACTATTTTCATATAGTAAAATACTTTTTATTTATACTTGGGCTTATATTTCATCATCATTGTCAACAACAATATCAACTGTTTCTGGCGCATCTACTTTAATATATTTGTCTAAATAACGATATATTCGATTTATGTCAAGTTTGGTTATATTATAATTTTCAAATATTGCTGTTATGTTTGCATCTGATAATAAATGCTTATTTCTCAAATCAATAAAAAATGAAAACATATCTGTTTTATCCATACCTAATTCTTGACACAAATTTTGAATAAAAAGAGTATTATTATATTCTGTTGAATATTTTGTTAATACTTTCGTAAAACGTACTTCAGCTTGATTATATTTTGGCTTTTTTACAAAATAATCATGATACAATTTATTATTTTTAAAAGTCTTTATTAATGAACTCATTTCATTAAATTGCCATATTTGTTTCTGAAATGTAATACGATCTATGTAATCCGCAAAACACATATTATCCAATATATTACAATAAAATGGTATTGATTGTTCCTTACTAACCTTTCCCAATACATCTATAATATTTTCATGCCATAATAAACCCACTATTGTTCTGTCTGTTTCATTCATTATTGTCAAATGTTCGTCTATTGAATAATGCTCATTTATCAGCTTTTTTGTTATTTTTCGGGTATCATCATTATAGGATTTCATTAAAAATATATTTTGAATTATATCATTGTTTAAAATATTTTCCTTGTTTTTATACAAATTATATATTGTAGACAACTTTCTTAAATCACCTTGAATAAATTGTATTACATTTGTCTTCACATTAACATCCAAATTTGGTATTAATTGTGTGACTATATCAGACACTTGTAATACAGTGGGTGCTTTTAATTCTATAACATGACATACTTTCATTAACTCCGTTATTTTTTTATCTATATGATAATTACCTATACATATTATTGGATTCATTGTTATTTCTTCAGTTTTTTGTTTTTTTGTCTTCTTTGGACGAATTATCTTTATTAATGAATTTATACCACCTTTATCACCACTATTCATTCCATCTATTTCATCCATTACTATTGCTATTTGTTTCACCTTTTTATAAAATAATGCCATTATATTTTTATCCGACATATTATGATTTGTTATCGATTCCATTATTGACTTATTTCTTATATCGCCTGCATCATACTTTACAACATCATAATTCAAATCTTTTAATATATTTATAACAAATTGAGTCTTACCTGTACCTGGCTCTCCATAAATATATATACCTCTTTTTGTTCCCAAATCTGATTTCGTCTTCTCAAAATTAGTCAAAATATTTTTCATATTTTTAACTTCTTGCTCTCGTCCCAATAATTTATTTATATTTATAGTGTCCATTTAATATAATGTATTGTTTTCTTTTTATGTAGGTTTTTTTGTAAACCTTGTTCTATAAAAAACTTTTTTATTATTTCTATACATTTTTCAGAATAATTATCGTAGCAATATGCTCTTATAAAATATAAGTAATTCAAAAATATTTGTCCCTTATAATAATATTGTTTAATAGCTATCCAATTTTTATAGTTTTCATATAACAAAATTTTAAACACATAATCATTGTCTTTTCTTATAGTTGTCCTAAAGTAATCTTCAATCTTATTACGGTTTATAAAACTACGAATTAAATAATGATTAAATATATACATATCTTTTGTTAAAAATATTTTTACCTTGTATAATACATATTCATATATAATATCAACTAACTCTTCAGGAAGCAATGCTACTTTTTGTAATAAAAGCTTTTCGTTGTTTTCTTTATCTTTTTCTGGTTCTTCAAAACTAGTGGTTTTTATTATGGTCATTTCTAAAATATATTAACAAATTTTTAATATATTTTTGCTAAAATAATTGTACTATTATCTTGTTATTCTGTTGTTGTTGTTGTTGTTATTCTGTTGTTGTTGTTATTCTGTTGTTGTTGTTATTCTGTTGTTGTTGTTATTCTGTTGTTGTTGTTATTCTGTTGTTGTTGTTATT